TCAGAGCTCGCGCAATCCCCATCTTGACCGCTCCGGCCTGGCCGGTCAAGTCGCCGCCCGGAGCGTTGACGAAGACATCGACCTTGCCCTCAAGGTTCACCGCCTTCAGCGACTGCATGACCTGAGCCTGCCAGACCAAGCGAGGGAAATACTCCTCCACCGTCCGGTCGTTGATCTTGAGCTCTCCGTTGCCCGGGCAAAGCCGAACTCGGGCCAAGGCGTTCTTGCGGCGACCCGTTCCGTAGTAAGTGACTTGTGCCATCGAACAGATTCCTCCTTTTACGAAACTCAGCGAATATCAAACGCCAGCGGTTCGGGCTTCTGTGCTGCGTGGGGATGCTCGGGACCGACGTAAACATTCAGCTTACGGAAGATCTGTGCGCCGAGGCTGTTCTTCGGCAGCATGCCCTTGACAGCATGTTCGATGACGCGGGTGGGGAAGCGTTCGAGCATCTGACCAGCGGTTGTAAAGGTTGTGCCGCCCTGATAGCCGGAATGACGGAAGTAGGTCTTGTCCGTCAGCTTCTTTCCCGTGAACTTGACTTTCTCAGCATTGATGACGATGACATAATCGCCGGTATCAACATGCGGCGTGTAGATGGGCTTGTTCTTGCCGCGCAGAACCTTTGCGATCTCTGCCGCAAGACGGCCGACCGTCTGATTCTCGGCGTCTACAACATACCACTTGCGTTCAATATCGGCGGCTTTTGCCATAACCGTGGTTTTCACGTAATTCCCCCCTAGAGAGTAAGAGCATTCAATATGTAGAGTTGATGCAATATCCACTCATGCCTCCGGGGCTAATGGATACATGAAAAATATCACACGTCGCTATTCTAAAAAATTTTGACTTAAAATCCTTCCTTCTTTCCGTGCGCAAAGATACAACATTTTTTCATTCTTGTCAAGTATTTTAGCAACTTTTTTGCAAAATATTTTTTGGCTTGCTTTCGGCTCGCTGACTTACAAACACTTAGCATTAGAATAAACTATCTGCTGTTATACTCTTATCGTGTTTGGTATAAGCGGTAGGGCGTTTAGCGAAGAAGTCGTCTAACTCATTGCTAAACACTTCTTCTTCAAACCACATCATCGGCTTTATATCTTCTTCTGTAAGCTCGAAAGGAGGTTTTAGCTTTAGGTCTAAGAAAGAGTTGTTGAGTCTATAACGCATATAGTTACCCAAGTCTTTTTTAGATACCTTTTCTAACTCTCCTTTCTCAAAAATCCAATCAAGGAGTTCGTCCTCCATTTTAATGTACTCTTGTATAAAGACTGTGGCTTCTTTCTCCGCTTTTTCTCTAAATTCGGGCTGCTCCTCAAAGATTTTAGAGAGTATCCAGGTCCCTGCTTGTGCGTGAGTCAACTCGTCAGTTGAAGACCACGCTATCATATTAGCCACATTTTTCATATACCCTTTAAAATGTGAGAAGTAAAGGATAGTAGCGAACTGACTAAAGAGAGACGCATTCTCAACAACAAGAGTGAAGAACAATAGTTTCTCCATTATGTTGTCTTTGTTCTCGTTGAGGTAGTCTTTTAGTACGTGGTAACGTTTCTTGAATACAGGTATATCTAAAATGTGTTCAAACTCATTGACGTGACCTAACACTTCAAGCAGTCGTGCATAAGCCTCCGAGTGCCTACAGTTGCCTGAAACACAAACACTTTTATTTCGTCTTACCACCACACAGCCTGTGGGTACTTCAACACAATACACAAAATCGTTATAATCCACTTCCTTTCGATAAGGATATACTGATTTATCAGTTCTAACAATAGTTAGAGCATAACAAGTCTTAGAAGATTTCCTCACAGGGTCACCATACGGATTTTCTATTTTCAAACTCTGTTCTGCAGTTCTATTCACACCTTTACAGCTTCTGTATCCTGAGATAGAACAGATTTCTATCACTTTATCCACCGCCTCTTCTCTACTATTGTAATATGTAAAATGATTGCAGTCAGGCTCTTCTGAACAATCCCACAATCTAAGTTCTTCAAGGAACTCTTTTCCCCATTCTGCATCAATATCCTCAAGTTGTATATACGAAAAAGTTTTTATTTTCCCAATAATATCGAAAGACACGTGGTCTTTTAAAGACGCGTTTATTCGAACTTGACCTCTATCTCTATCTGAAACTTTATATTCTATTTTCAAATCATCAAGAAAAGATAAAAGTCTTTTTATTTTCCGTTCTTTTTGCAAACTGAAAGTGAAATCCAATCTCCCTGATTCCTTACCTGAAGGGGTGTTACCAAACAAACTACCATCAGCTTGTATAGCAATAAGAAGTCTATCTAAAGTTGTAAACTCCTTACCACCTTTTTTATAACCTGAAACAGGAGTTATATAGTTCTTACCCCACGTACCTTCACAAGATTTTGATTTCTTAACTACGTGCGAAGTTGGGTGTTCTACAATAATTTCGTGGTTAGGAGTCACCATCAGGTCTATGGTTTTACCATTGTAATGGTGCATTTTACCCTTATAAGGTTTCCTTATATAACTTAAAGGTTTCACGAAAGATATGGATTTGTCTTCCATATTGTACTGCGCCACCTTGTCCTCTTCCGTCAAGTCCTCAAAGCGTTTGAATCCATCGTTGGTGAGTATCTCGGTGTACTTGTCGAAACATTCACTCTCCCCGAATGACATACCCAAGTTGTTGAACTCAGGTTTAGGAAACAGTTTGTAAAGGTCTCCCCAAAAGGTTTTCACTGCGACCTCTATCTGTGCAATACCCAATAACGAACGCTTCAGTGCCTCACGTTCCACATCTGTAAGATTAGATTTGTAATCCTGTACATCAGCCGTAAATTCAACCTCACTATGTACCCAATAAGACTTGCTCATCGCGTCTGTAAACTTTGTTACTTCAGGGTACTCAAAAGGTTTGTAGGCTTCTCGCTTTTCAAAAATTCCCATTTTATTTGTTTTAAAAAATTAACTTACGTAAATAAAAAATGCTTTGCTGAACAAATGTGAGATTAACCAACACATTCATCTCGCAAAACATTCAAGTAAAAACCTAAAACCGAACTCCTATAAAAACCCTATTGCCTAACCAACTGAAAAAGAGATGCACAGCTTAGGAAAACCTTTTCAGACCATCATTTAAGTTCGTCTTACTTCAGTTTATTTCCTTAATCATAAATAACATATAAAACGAGAACCTTCACTTAGAGTTGTTAGGACATCTAAGCTACTATCTCAGGGTTTGTTTTCTCACTCTGTCCTCAACCGCAGCGAGGGGTGGGAGTAAGTCAAGTCAAAAATAAAATTAACCGTTATGAAAAAATATCAACTATTCGTCTAGAGCGCAAGACTCGAACTTGCATTCTCCTAATTCCAAATCAGGCTGGTTACCAATTACCACAGCTCTAGTTAAAAATACAAAACAATGATAGTCTCAAAAGAGACATTTGTGATAGCGGAGGGATTCGAACCCACGAACCCGAATGGGAACAGTTTTACAGACTGCCTGCTTTAACCATCTTGCATACACTACCAGTTACTCAGCATTCTTTGCGCAGATGAAAGGAATCAAACCTTTGTCTGTGGTTTTGGAGACCACCGTTATCTCACTAAACTACATCTGCAAAATCACACATCCTCGCGGAAGAGGAGGGACTCGAACCCCCAAGCCCATAAGACCACTGTTTTCAAGACAGTTGCGATACCATTCCGCCACTCTTCCGTTTCCTAAAACAATCTCGTAATTCTCGTATGTTGGAATTAGCAAAAGCATTGACAGGTCAGTCTGTTGTTTTAGCTTGAGATTGAGTTAGGTTTTTGAAGCGGGGATGGGATTCGAACCCATGACTTGAGGATTATGAGTCCTCCGCGCTGACCTCTGCGCTACCCCGCAATGTAAACACTAAAAATTAATTTTCCTTTTTATTATGAAAAAACCAAGAAACGTAGGTGGGATTCGAACCCACGTGAGGAGTTAGCCTCCCGCTTTATCCAATGGAGGTCAAATCACTGCTACTTGACCTCTCCAAGCTACTACGTTTTTCCAACTCTTTGGAGTAGAATGTTTAATTTAAATTTTAATAAAATATGAGTATAAAGTTTTCCAACTTCGCACAGAAAGCAGGGCTCGAACCTGCAACTCTCGTTCGTTTTTTAGGACATAAAACTTAGGTTCAAAACTTGCGAGTGAGTCTACCAAATTCCTCTATTTCTGTATTTGACAGCCTTATCTCCCGACCAAGCTGTCCTTACAAATACAAACCATTAAAAAACATTAAAAAAAATTACCCATATCAAGTAATAATTACTAAATATAAGAACTTGTGAGCAAGGTAGGGCTTGAACCTACATTCCCTCCTGGTGGCAGCCATAAATAAGGCGGCTTTGGAAGTTTCCTAATCTTAGAAGACTTGCTCGATGAAAAACATTCAATTAAATGAAAATAGCTTCTTTCGTAATTTTCGTGGAGGCAGGTGGAATCGAACCACCGACACCGAGCTCTTCAGGCTCGTGCTCTACCAACTGAGCTACACCTCCAAAAAAAGGTAGTTTTGTTTACCCGACTAACTACCTAAAAAATTCACCAAATCAATTAACATTATATTTTTGTAAAAATTTGCGGTCGGTGAAGGATTCGAACCTACGACTTGATGGTTAACAGCCATCTGCTCTACCAACTGAGCTAACCGACCAGTAGTTTTATTTCACAACCAACTACTTGATTAATATTAATGCTTATGAAAAAATTGTTCTTTTTGAGGATGGGATAGGACTCGAACCTATATCTCTTACCACTATACCGCAGCACCGCTTTACCAACTAAGCTACCCAACCAAAGAACCCTCGTCTATCATCCCGACCGATGAGGGCGAAAGTATTCAGTGATTCAATCTATTAACAAATAATTATCTACGTAACATCTATGTTTGAAAAATTTTGAGTACGAGGACAGATTCGAACTGTCGCGCTCCTCACGGAAACCAGATTTGCAGTCTGTCGGGTTCAACCACTCCCCCACTCGCACTTCATTTTATATGGACAATCTTTCGCAAAACATATTGAACTCGTTGTATCTACTTGTTCTCTCATTTTGACGGTGCAAAGATACGATGACTTTTTGAAACTTCCAAATATTTTTGCAACTTTTTTCAACAATTTTTTAAAGTTTTTTGCAACTTGTTGATAATTAAGAAATTGGCAAACTGACAACTTCTGAATATTCTCGCTGTATCAAATTTATAAGAGTGAAATTCAAATCGAACATTCCCCTATCCATTGCAAACATTGTGTTCAATTCTTCCCACACAATCCTCCGTAGTGGCAAATCCTGCGCACCAATATGGGGGTATCTCTTGACATAATCCACTAAATTCGCATAAACTCTGTCTTTCACAATTGTGAGGTCTTCAGTCTTAATCTTTATCTGCGTGTGGGACTTCTTGATGTTGTCTTTAGGGTCTCCTTTTAGTACTTTACCCACAAGAGTTCCTATAGCCTCTCTTTTACTTACAACCTCAACCTCCTTTTTTAAAGGAGATATTTGTACAAACCTTGAGTAGAAAGTCAATTGGTGGAAGTCACTATCGGCAGATATACAAGTTACCCTATCGTAGGCAGCGTTCCTTGCATAAGTCGCAACAATATCGTCAGCCTCTAAAATTTCTTGACACACGTAGAAAGGTTGTCCTTGCAAAGCGAGTTTCAACTCATATAACAACTTGTTAAATCTCTCATCCGCACTCGGTTTTCTATTCTCCTTATAATCGGGATACAATTTTTTCCTCCAATAAGTTGATTTTTTACTATCTGAAACAATTTTAAAGTTGGAGGTGTTACAAGAAGGAAACCAACTACTCACATATTCCATTAGTCCATCCATACTTAGTTTGTTACCTTTGTGTAAAACATAGGATATGTTATTTAGGTCAAATAGTATAATCGAACGAGGGTCATACGCAACCTCCGCAGCCTTGCCCTGTAGTTTCATACATTGTGCCGCAATTGCGGTTTTCTGACTTGCAGTGAGGGAATTAAAGCCGTCCAAGTTCTTAACAAGCCACACCCTGTAAGATTCAGGTACTTCAGACAACCTTTTACCCTTGTGCGCACCAAATGTTAACTTAAAGTCGTTCAAATTCTCTTTTTCCAACTCTATAACCTCGTCCAACTGCTCAATTGTCATCTCTGCACCCATCGGAGTACCTGTTAGTAGGTGCGTGTTATTGAAAACACCCCAACCATAACCCTCCTTGTTGACGACTCGAAGGTCTTCTATCTTACCAAAACGCTTAACATTGTTACAAAAATCTATTATCAGGCACTCTTTAAGGTTTGGGTACTCTGGATTTCGCACACCACGACCGAAAATTTGATAAAGTAACGCTAAAGAGTTAGTAGGTCTCGCCATTATAACTGTCTGTAAATCAGGCTTATCAAATCCAACAACCATTACACTTTGATTTGTTAGTATTTGTATTTTATTGTTCTTAAAATCTTCAACAATTTTCGCTCTGTCCTTTTTCTTAGTCATTCCATCAACACAAGCAGCCTTTTCACCTAATTGTTCAGCAAGAATTTTAGCATTTTCAACGCTATCCATAAAAACAAGAGCGTTTTTACCCTCTTCAATTAGTTTTTTACAGCGTTTAAACACGTTTTCATTCACACCTTGTTCTATAATGGCTCTCTGTACGGATTGTTCGGTATATTCAGCACCTGTAGAGTTCAATCTTAGAGATGAAGTGTCAAAATCCCACATTTCGTAGTTCAATTTAGCCCAAAACTTGTCTCTCACAAGTTCTTGTATCTGTGTAACGTGGATTATATCCTTAAACACTGTAGGTCTTCCACTTGTAAGCATATTTAACTGTGTCCAATTGTTACGAAGGTCTCCGTACGTCTTTAATCTGAAAGGAGTGGCGGTAAAACCTATGATGTGAGTAGGTTTAAGGTCGTCAATGAACTTTCTAAACATAGAACCCTCTTCAGGAGGATAAGACGCGTGGCATTCATCGACAAGTAACACTTTGACACCTCTTTCTTGGAAAGTTTTACCTAAATCTTTTACAGAACCTATGGTGGCAAAAGTGACGTGTCCTATTTCTTTCTGACCAGCAGAGGCAGAATACACAGACGCAAAGTTTCCATAGGACTCATATTTCTCAAGATTTTGTTTCAACAACTCTACAGAAGGCTGCAATACAATAACAGAGGTCTCACACAGGTTAGCAACAGCACCTATGAGGATTGATTTTCCGTATCCTGTTGGAGCTACAACAACAGCAGGCTTCGGTTTGTCTTGCAATAAAAACTCCTCGCAAGCCTTAACAGCAGCCTTTTGATTATCTCTTAATTCATATTTCATTTCTCTATAATTTGTCTTTTAAGGTGCAAATTTACAAAGGTTTTTTGTAATACGCAAGAAAAAAGCATCTTTTCTTAACCGAAATTAAGATAAGATGCTGATTTACAAATTATTATTACTTCTTACGCAAAACCTTTTTCCATCAATCTCCTGCTGTAATTGGCGTTGAACATAGATTTTACTGTCCTATAACGGAGTATGTACTTCTTACCTGCTGCCACATTTCTAAAAACTCCCCTCTTAATACTCTTCGAAAACGTCCCACCCATTGTCCAACCTAACTTTGCGTAACCGTTTCTAAAAATATCAGTAAAAAGACTAACATTATAAAAATAACCATCCGTCTCGTGTATGATTTTGGTTTTCTTCATAGTCTTAAAATCAAGCATTCTCACTTTTTCAGGAGTAACCCAAACAGCCATATAACCAATTTTATCAAGAACAACACCTGAGCGTCTGTTTATAAGTTCGTCCTTTATGACTTCGAACAACTTGTTCACTATCACTCTTTGGGATTTCCTAAAAGGTCTATCTTTCTCAGGTCTCTTGTAAGCTCTCTCCATAAATTCGTAAAAATCAGCTTGGGATAGATTTGTACCAGCTTTTATCTTATTGATGTAGTTGTCAAGTTCAACCCCTTCACTTTTTTTAAAGATTTCATAAAGTTCTTCACGTATACTCTCTCTAATTTCAGCTTCTTCAGGTGTAAGCGATAGCAAATAGTTCTTGTAAGCCTTTTGGTGTCTCGCCTGCTTCGCAGCAGCAGCCTCAAGTTGTTTCTTTGTTTTACGAATAGGTTTCATTCTGTGTTTTTTGTTAAATCTATTGTTGTGTTTGTGTTTTTTGATGCTCGTCCATATTAGGGTTTTCGTCAATTGTAACAGCCTTATAGAATGAAGCTATCTCTTTAAGCGTCTCTTGTATCACTATTTCCAACAATTTATCAGGACAATTAAACTCATAGTCCCAACCCTCTTTACAACCGTCACAGGCGTCTTCATCTTTACATCCACTTGCGTCCTCAACTTCATCTAAAGAGACTGGAAGCAAGACCACATTCACTAATTCAATCTCAGAATCGGGCAAGTAAAGGTATCCGTCCTGTATGTAGTAGTTGTTCGGTTTTATAAGGTTTACAAATTGTCGATTTTTTTGTAGCGCGTACTTCTGAGTGGTGATAGGAGTAAACTCTATTTCTCCACCCACTGACGAAACACTCACTATAGAAGCACCAAATCTACTAAAAACTGTTTCAGGAAGTTTCTTAATGGACTTCATTAAGTTGTTACAACGCCTAAACTCTAATATGTTGCACTTCACAGCATCATCGCGCTTTAACTGAAAACATTTTATTGTCTTGTACAATTTGTCTTCTTTATAAAGGCTTCTGTCGTGTAGTTTCTGTGCTATATAGAACTTAGCTTTGTTTTTAGCTGTCCTTAAGATAAACCTCCTTGAAATATGTTGGTCTTTGTTAAGGGTTCTAAGATTATTTACAACCCTACTCACTAACTCTCTATTTGTCATAGTGTGTACTAATTTTATGTGGTACAAATATACGAAAAATAAAGACTAAAACCAAAAAGGTAAAAATCACAACCTAATCGTTACTACTTGCAAAACGCTCTTTACTCGCAGTGGAAACAGACTGAAACACACCCTGCCACATCTTCATATAAAAATCGTATGCTGTCTTTATTCTGTCGGAGAGTTGAGACACTTTTTGTATTTCTTTCTTAACCGCTAAATATCTTGCGTCTATCTCAACAAGTTTATCAGCCTGCGCTACAGATGTTGCCTTCCCGTTCTCATCCTTCCTGTTCTCGGTGATGTCCTTGAGAATTGTTGTACGATATTCTTTCTTGAGGTAATTGTCTAAATAAGCAGCCTCCGTAGCAAACTCCTCTTTACGAGTCATCAAGAACTCCAATTTGGCGGTCATCTCTTTCTTTATTCTGTCATATTGGATAATATCCCCTATGTCAGCTATAGATGTGTACAGCTTAGTAAGATATTCCAACTCTTTGAGGACTTGGTCAATTTGTTCAATCTTTTCTTCTGTGATTTTAGTCTCAACATCTCCTACCATAAGATTTCCTACTTTCTCGTGGATTTCCTGCAGTTTCTTGACCTTTATAGCCTCTCCTTTGTTGGCGGCTTTTGTCTCAGCTTGTTTCACAAGAGCCTGCAACCACTCAATGTTTTCACTTGTAAATGTTATCATTGTTTCTATATATTTTAAATTTCAAATCCGTAAGGTTTAGATGGCGAGAAAATAATTTTATTACCATCTCTATCTCTAAACTGAAACTCTCCACCATCTATAACTTGAAAAGTAAGCTCCTCTAAGTCTTTAGAGTAATAACCCCATCTTTCTCTATTGTATTCACTGTCATCAAAATACTTGTAAGAAACAGTAACTCTCTTACTTGCGAGCGGGTTGTAATTAACTTTAGAGTGATAAAGTGTCCCTTTAATGTACAAACGAACATCGAAATATGAGTGTTCTATTTGTATATTCATATTTTTAATAGCCACTCTTGGAGGTTCGTTGTACATATTTATCTCGTCAATGAAATGCAACAGTACGTCTATAGACACAGTGCTGAGTATCTCCAACACATCCTTGAGTTCTTTTTCATACTCCTTGTTTTCAAGTAAATCGTCTATAACCTCCTGAATTGTTTCTTTGTCAAGACCATCAAACTGACGCACGTATCTTATACGGCTAGGTCTTGATTTCAAGAACTCGTTTATTTCAAAGTGGTTAGTGGTGAATAGGAACAATTTTTTACTACTGAAAGTGCCATCAAGGATAGAGAGGAATTGTTTTTGTTCGTTCTCGTCCTTATACACCTTTTCAAACTCATCGAAGAATAGTATCACATCATCCCCCATTTTGTCAAGACAGTCCGCGAATTTATCCCCATTGAAAGGTGAGGTTATACACACTACAGGCATTTTGGCTTTTTGCGCAATCATTTTCGCAACCATCGACTTCCCTGTACCCTTGAGACCTGTTAGCAGAACACCTAAGTTTCGGTCTGTCTTGTTGTAAGTATTCAAAACCCTATCACAAAACAACTCATCCTTGCCGTAGATTTTAGAGGGCAGAGTAGAAGAACCTATCTCGCTAAGATAATATTCCTCTCTATCACTATCAAACAACATAAGAAATGTTTTGTTGGGTAGTTTTTTTATTTTCTCTACATTTGAGTAGAAATATATTTTATTGTCTTTTATTATCATCTTTTGTACTTTCTAATTGTTCGTCTTCTAATCTCGGAGAATAAATTTCAACTTCCTTTCCATTGGACAAGTCTATTTTACGCTGCGCTATCATCTGCATTATCTCTTTGTGTTTTTGTCTCCTCGCGGCTTGTTCTTTCAAACTCTCGCACACTTCATTGACTTCTTTAAACTTTTCATCTAGTATTATACTTACAACGTGATACTTTATTTTGAAAAATTTTGAAATCTCAGGGATAGTATTGTTCCTTTCCGTCTTGAAATAATACCACACAGCCTCCTTGTCATCCTCTGTAAGTTGAGACATCTTCTTATAATTCTTCTTTCCTTCGTAATTAGTCATAACATTTATCCTTGTTAGTCGTAACTATTAGTCTTCTATTATGTCGTACTCCACTTTACACATTAAAGGAATCATTTGACGAACCATTTCCTCTTCATTGTATTTTTCATTCTTGAGGATGAAGTCAAGAACAGCACCCAAGCCGTGATTTGTGTTTACAATGAGGTTGTCGAAATCTTCCAACCACACATCAGGGTCATTAGGATATGGCGTGAATACCTTTGCGTCTCTAGGTTTAGTGTAATAGTAGCGTATGTAATCACTAAACAATTCATAATTATCTTCAATGTATTGCTTTATCCAATCATATACATTTTGTTGGAAAGAATATGTTACAAAAATGCAATCATTATCCAAGTCGTATTCTTTAGGAGAGTAAAGTCTTAAAAACTTCATCTCGAAATCATCTTTTGTAGCCCCACAGAACGCAAAGAAGTATTCCAACTCCGCCTCAACATACTCAGTTATTGAATCAGCCATATTAGAATAGTAACCCATTGTATCAAAAATGAATTTATCCTTAGATATGGGTTTTTCAAGCCACCTGTTGTGAGCCTCAACAACAGCATCTGTGTTTATCTGCAATTCTGTCCCCTCAAAACCTGGAAACACAGGCAGCCAACTCACAATGTTGTAATCATATTCTGTTTTTTTCTCGTCTTTTTCCATATTAACATTTAGCGTTAGGTGAATAAATTTCTTCAAATCCTGATTTATTTACTTTGTGGTCACTAAAATTTTGAGAGAGTATCAATCTTGCTATGATTTCTCCTTTTTGTGAGGCATTCAAGGTTTCATCTCTCTGCACATCTCTTATTCTTTTCTCTTTACTCAACAATTGAAAGTAGAAATTACTTATGTAGAAGTTGTTCTCTTCATTATGTTTTAAAATAGCCTCAATATGAGAATATTCCAACTCCGCAATTGTCTCAAACTTGACACTTTCTAAACGTTCTCCTTTTTCATTGAATATTGTACCCCAAAAATAGATGTCTCGTGCGTCTATAAGACTCATATCAACGAACAACCTCTCATCTTCAGTATTGTAGTAACGAGAATGAGGTATTATTGCGTAATTAGTTAGCAATTGCACAAACCGCCAATCAGGGTTTTCTTTCCAAGCCTTAAAAAGTTCGTAAGCTCCAAGACTTACAAACATCTTTTTACAACCCCAAGCGGTGTCTCCAAGCAAGTATTTGAAAACTATATCTTGATTTTTCACAAACAAGTCCCATAAAATAGGTATTCTATTTTCTAATCTCATAATTCAATTATTTTAGGTTGCAAAATTACAAATAAAAATTGTAACAGACAAATATTTGTAAAGAAAAAATCTTATTTTATTTGATAATTCGTTATTTTTTCGTATCTTTGTGCCTTGAAATTCAACATAATAAAGAAATAACTAAGAAATAACTATGAGTTGTACTTTTGTTTATAAAAAAGGTAAAAATGGAAAAAACGCAGTCTCAGCTAAGATAAACAACCCTTTATCTGAAAATGAGGTTGCAAATTCTATGACCTTTGAAAAATTAGTAAGAAATCCAATGTTGAAGAACGAAACAGCTGTTGAGGCTTATATGAATGTATACTCTAAAGAGTTTCAAAAATCGTTCGGTAATTGGGAGAATACAAAAGAGGGATTAGATAAGATAAATAGGGAAGGTCTTGATGATAATCAAGCTATAGCGGCTGCGCAGATAGCTAACCAAATGGAAAAACCTGTAATGTTGTTCAAAGTGGAGAAAAACGACATTATAAACGAAAAACCTAAATACAAAATACCCGAAAATGTAGAAGAAAACAACCTATACACTACAGACAGAGCGTTGGCTCAGGCTCACAAACCTTTAACAGATAACGACATTGTTTTATTGGACGACAAGGAAGGTGTTGTTGAAAGTAAATTCGTAAATCTCACCAAAGAGGACAAACCTGTTAAAGTGTCCTCTCGTAAAACCGTGTTAGACGACAACGGAGAACCTAAGTTATTCTACAAAACGGCAGATGGGAAGGTTTTCACAAGCTATCAGCAAGCACTACGAAATAAAAAACACGGATTTATAAGTTTAGGTTTTATATCTTCATTTAATGTTGAAGTGGTTGAAGAACAAGACGCTTTCGATAGTTCCCCTGCTGACTTTGTTGCTTTCGAGGGTCAGTATAGACTTAATGACGATAGTGCGTTTAAAAGCATAGTAGACGTAAGTGCGGATTCTAACTACACTTCAGTAGAGGGTATAACAAATGACCTTATAAAACGAGACCTTATAGAGGAATTAACCGTTTACGAACAAGGTGAGTTTATGTTGGAAGGAAAAGGGGCTACGCCCTCATCTCAACAATATAGTGTCCATACTGCGGCAGAAATTGTAGAGGAACAAATCGGACACTCACCCGAAAATGTAGAGGTTATAGGTAATAGATTCTTGAAAATAGAAGATGCAAGACCCAACACAAAAGTTATGCGCGACCAAGATGGTAACAAAATCCGAATGACGAGCGAGGAATTGTTGGAAGATGTCTATAAGAATGGAAAGAAAAACCCGAAATACGATAAAGTAGATGCCATAGACGAGAATGTTATTGCTGCAGAAATGGAAAGACACAACTTCTATTCTATGGAGGACATAGAAACCTCTACTAAATCAGAAGCGGAACTGAAAAGTGCAATTAACAAAATTCTTGCGAAATTGGGTATATCTGTTACTTCTATGCAAGAATATGCTGAAAAATACAAAACTAAATACGGAACAGACCCTACCGTTCACGCCCTTGCGGATATAGCTAATAAAGTAATTGCGTTTGCTGAAGGTAGAGAAAGTGCTGAGAATATGACCGAAGAGGTGGCTCACTTTATAATAGAGGCTTACAAAGACCAAGCACTTATTGACAAACTCGCAGCTGAAGTACATAACACGGCTGAGTGGGAACAAGAACGAGCTTTTTACTACGAAAAATACAAAGAGCAAGCTAAGAACGAAAACGAACTTAACAGAATGGTTCGTAGGGAAATTTTAGGTAAAGTTCTACAAAACCGAATACTAAACAGAAATAAAAACCAAGAAGTTGAAGTAGAGGAGAAAGAAAAAGGGTTTTTAGACCAACTATTGGGTTTATTCGATAGTTTTATGGCGAGAATTAAGTCTTTTCTAAGCCCTCAAGTTAAATCTGAGTTTGACAAAACAATGGAGGAACTTGCGGAACAAACACTCAGTGGTATAATTGCGGAGAATTTGGACGCCAACAACATCGGTAAAGAGGGACAGAAGACATTCTTCAATACTAAAAACTTTGTAGATGTGGCTTTGGCTTATCTGGGAGGTATGTATTACTCTACAGACGGAGCTATAAAAAACACAATGGCTACGCGAATAAATATACTCCGTTCAATGAACGAACAGGAGGCTCTATCTTTTATTCTAAAACAATGGGATAAAGATTTGAACCGACTACTCGTTAAAACAGAGAGCATTCGTACAGGAAAAGAGAAGATAGACCGCGCGGACATATTGATGTTGGTGAACTTTATTCAAAACATAAAACCTTATCTCGCAAGTGTAAACGTAGCTGTTAAAAAAGAAGGTCTTATGGGAGATAGTGCAGATAAGTACAGCAAGATGATAGAACAAATGGAGACTAAGATAAATAACCTTGATGGTATGAAGTCTTACATTTATAAAAGTAATCTTAAGGTGCTTATTGACGAAATTCAAAACAACCCTAACTATACGCAGGAATTTAAAGATAAGGCTATTAAACAACTTGAGAACGAGTTGGACAAAGTGGGTTGGTGGCGAAATATGTTCGGAATAATGATTAACTCAAACAACATATTCCTACAACTAATGGGTAAAATTGTTCACGATATGACCACCCGATTGAACACCAAAACTGTTGAAAAAGTTAAGCCTCTTATTCGTTTCTACGAACAGAACAATTTCGATTCACAAGAAGTAGCAAGGTTGATGATGTCGAGAGATAAGGACGGCAAGGTTGATGGTTACATTATTTCTAACGGAAAACACGCAGAATACGATGAAGCATACAATAAAAAGTTGTATGAAATCTACAAAAAACACTTAGGTGCAGAGTTAGGAGATGAATTTACCGAAGAATCATTCCTTGAAAACAAAAAAGATTGGGCTACTATTGTTAGTGATAAGTTAAAAGACAACACCGATTTAAAGTTAGACATCGCTGAAGAAATTGAAGATTTTCGTCTTGAACACGAGGAAATGCCGATGAGTAAGGAATACTACTTAAACAAGAGAAAAGCAGATAGAACCTTGCGTTTGAGTGACGAGACAAATGAGCTAATCAAATCTATACGATACAGACGTTGGGAGATACTGAACAAGTATCGCGATAAAGAAACAGGTCGTATTAATATGCTTGACGTTTCTGATAGTGATATGATGGAATTAGACTCTCTAAACCAAATACGTTTAGAGGCTAAAAACAAAGTAAACACAATAGACGGAACTGAAAAAACAGGCACAGAGTTAAAAATTGCCGAAGAACTCGAAAAATTAGATGCCTACAACGCCTTAGCTTTTGCAGAAAATCTACAAGCAGCTATAGACGAGTTCAACACCAAGTACGGAACATCTGTGCAGGAAAGTGACATAACACAATCCAACAAAGTTCTACAACAAGCATTTATAGATATGTTGGCTGATGTGGAACAAACACAGGGCTCAGAAGAAGCATTTAAAACCTTTATGGCTAACGGAGGGTTCAGCTTTAATGATGCGTTTTGGTCTAAGTTTGGAGACGAAAGTTTAAGGGATGTGTTAGAGAGAGTGAAAACACAACCAAATGCACTACAGGCTGTAGACACCATAGACACCCTGATTTCTAAAATGGACGAAAAGAAAGAACTTCTTAAAATGTTCACAAATCGTTTCAACCCGTCTGAAGTGAATGGTGCATCTATGACAAATGAACAGCGCGAAAGGATACGTAATCTGGAAGACGACATAGCTCATTTGATGGACGTTGTGTCTGCTCAAGTAAAAGAGGTTAGAGACGCAAGAGAAGCCCGTAAAAATGGCTCTAATGACGTTTTCGAAAACACTGTTAATGACGCATACTACAAAGCCTTAAAGGAGAGCGGTAAAGCAGAAGAGGTGTTTCTGAGAGAGAATATGTCTAAGAAAAACCTAAACGCATTTATTAAATTCACAGCAGACTTACAGAATGATAATCCGTCACCGATAGTTATAGAGTATATGATGAAGGCAATGAACATAGACCCAAATCTATTCAACAATATGACACGTGATGAGGTTAAAAATTACTTTAAGTTCTTACTCGGTAAAACAAAAAGTACTGTTAAAACCAACATAATGTTGGAATACGGACGAACAAAAGTAGCGGGTTACTACAAACGTTTAGCACCTAAAGGTTTTAACGAACTAATGGAGAATATGCGAAACGGAACGACCTCTGTAGCCTCTGTTGTTGAGCAACTTCGAAATGTAAACCCTAACGTTAGAACTGACACTGTTTTGGACTTCCTTAAGGTTAATGCTGACTTTTCTTGGATGGAAGATGCTTCTGGAATGTCTTTAACAAACAAAAACTACAGCACCCAATTCAACGGATTACGTCAGTTTAAGAAAACGAGTGAGTTTTACAACAAGGACTTCTACCGTCAAATGGGAATACGAGACGAAGACATTGACGAGTTTGAAAAAGATATGTTAGGTTTCGATGTAAGCAAGGCTTCACGAAAAGAGTTAACGTTGTGGCAAAAGTTCATCGCTGCTAAAAAGGAAAGTTTAGATATGTATGGAATGAAACACAACAGTTTGTTCCTACTACCTCAATTTTCTAAAGGTCACATTAGTAAATGGGTAAATATAGCTCAAAACCCTGTAGAGGGTGTTAGAAATATGCTAAACGACCTCACTCAATCACGTGTAGACACACAAGAATATGGTGCTAAAGATTCACAAGGAGCTGATATTGGAGAACTAACAGGTGTTCGTGTCATACCTAAATACGGAGTATCCCCATTGGAGGAAAAAAGCGATATATCAGAAGAACTCATTTATTCCTATGCAGCCCTGCTTTCTCACGCAGTGGGTTATGAAGTAAAAAACGAACACCTTGAACAAGCCAACGCCATTGGTATAGCAATCGAACATAAAGCTAAAGAACAAAGTTTGAAAGATGAGCAAAGTGGTAAAAAGGCGTGGAGTGCCAACATAGACCAATTTTTCTACGGTATTTCAGAAACACGTAAGACACAAGTGAACATATTGGGTAGAAAAATAGATATAGGTAAAATGATAAGAGGTTTCAACAGGTTTGTGAGCGATGTGAACCTTGCTTTCAACCCATTCGTGGCAGCTACATCTTATACAACTGCGGCACTAAATCTACACTTATGGAAAAGTGATTATTTTGATAAAGATGGAAGAGTATATCCACTTAAAAAATTAACAGATACACACTATGTAGCTATGAAAGGAGGAGAAGTATAATGTGGAAAGTAGTTTTAAAACGTGTTTTAGTAATGATACCACAGCTATTCATCCTTAGTGTACTAGTGTTTGGTCTAGCTAAACTTATGCCTGGGGACCCATTTAGTGGTTTAGCAGAAAACCCAAAAATTTCTCAAGAGCA